ATTAATGAAAATGCTTCGAGAAGAGTTCTTTCTTCTTCATCCAGATCTGTTTAAAGCGCATAAAGCGCAAACGGTTCTGCTGATCTCGACCGCTGGGTATGTCTAGCTGGTCTTAAGTAATAATTGCAAAGAAGCATAATAATTAAAATCAGTGTAAAAAAATATTAAGAAAGGTATAATACAATATGTCATTTAATTTACAGACACTCACAGAAGGTATCAAACAAAGACACGTTGGTACTCAAAACAAAAGATTAGTAGAAAAGTGGAGCCGCACAGGACTCCTTCGTGGACTCAACGAGAACCACAGAGAAAATATGGCTACTCTCCTCGAGAACCAAGCTGCACAACTTCTTCGCGAAGCTAACACTCTAGGCGGCGACGGAGGCGGCGGTGATATTCGCGGATTTACAAACATTGCGTTCCCTATTGTTCGTCGTGTTTTCGGTGGCCTTGTTGCAAATGAGCTGGTCTCAATCCAACCTATGAGCCTCCCAAGCGGTCTCCTCTTCTACCTCGACTACACATACGGCTCTTCACAAGGTGGCGGCGTTGGCGACGACGCTGTAGCTACATACGCAGAAGGCCAATCTATCTACAACCAACCTACTGGCAAGCAAATCCAAAGTGGATCATTTGCAACTGGCGGTCAATACGACCTCGTTGGTAGCGGTTTCTCACGCGTTCACGACGCTGTTGAAGCTGCTGATCTTGCTGATGAGGCTGAGGCAGTTTTAACACCTGGCTCTGAAGCTAATAAAAAGCTTGCACAATCTAAAGTATTAGCACTTTTAGGATCAACATCTGCAGCAAATACTTTTGATCCTGATAATCCTACACACAGAGCACTTGTTGATCACGACTCACAAGTTATTGATCTCGTAAAGGCAGGAACTCACAAGTTTATGTTTGTTGCTGCATTAACTAGCGCTATGGACGGATTTGACTCAATAATGGTCAAAGATGTTGCAGTATCTAAGCTAACAGACGGTACTACAGAGCTACTTGACGCTAACAGCGCCGGATTAGGAATATTTGTTCCTATGTCACAATCAGCAGGACAAGAAATTCAAGGTGGAAGCGCACACAACGTTCGTAGACTTAATAAGCTTGGTTCTCTTGCAGGTGGAGTATTTACAGCAAATCCTCTTTCAGGAAGCCACGTTCTTATGCTCGTTAGAGTATCTGAAGAGTTAATTTCAGGTAAACATCAAGATGATACTAATCACGGTGTTGCAGTTCCTGCAGTTGTTGGAGCTGCTCAAGCTGGTAGACTTTCTTTAGGTGTTGTTTCATTCGTTAAGAGCAGCGCATTCTCAGCTGACCCTGATGTTGGTGACGCGCTTACAGTTCCTGTTTTTGAGTCAGACTTTGGCAAGCCAGGTAAAAACCCAGGTAACCCAAGCCCAACAATCCCTGAGATTGACATCAAGATCGAGTCTCTCCCTGTGACAGCTCAGACACGTAAGCTCAGAGCTCGTTGGAGCCCCGAGTTAGCGCAAGACCTTAACGCGTACCACTCAATGGACGCTGAGGTTGAGCTTACACAGATTCTTTCTGAGCAGATTGCTCTTGAGATTGACCGTGAGATTCTTAATGACCTTCTTACACAAGCTCGTGGTGCTAACTTCTTCTGGAGTCGTGCTCCTGGTAAGTTTGTTAACAAGAGAACTGGTGAAGAGATTCAAAGAGCATCTACGCTCAACCCTGGTCCTGTATTTACAGGTACAGTTTGTGAGTGGTATGAGACTCTTACAGAGACAATCATTGACGTTGCTAACGAAATCCACAGAAAGACACTTCGTGGTTCTGCGAACTTCATCGTAGTTTCTCCTGACGTTGCAACAGTTCTTGAGGCATCTGTTCTTTATCGTCCTTCATACAGCCTCGACGGTGACGGCCAAGTTGGTGCTCCATTCACAATGGGTGCAGAGAAGATTGGTACACTAAGCAACCGCTTTACAGTTTACAAAGACCCATATTTTTTATGCAACAAGATTTTTGTTGGTTATAAGGGTGGTTCTTATTTAGAGACTGGTTTTGTTTA